TCGGTTTACAGATTTTCACGATTTTGAGCACTGGTGGAGTTAAATGAGGGGTTTAAATGAAAATTAGAGATCGAATCAAGGAGCTGCGAAGGGTGAAATCATCCGAGCTTATTCCCAATCCAAAAAACTGGAGGACGCACCCGATCGCGCAACAGGATGCGCTCAAGGGGATTCTTGCGGAGGTTGGTTTTGCTGGTGCGGTCCTTGCCCGAGAACTTGATGATGGATCATTGATGCTGATCGACGGACACATGAGAGCGGAGACAACAAGCAATCAGGAAATCCCGGTTTTGGTTTTGGATGTCACTGAAGCCGAAAGCGATAAACTCCTGGCCACATTTGATCCGATTGCCGCGCTTGCTGAGAGTGACGCAGCAGCGCTCGATTCCCTTTTGCGCAATGTGGACACCGGGAGTGAGGCGCTTCAAAAAATGCTGGCGGATCTTGCCGAGGATGCAGGACTTTATCTTGATGACAAGGAAGTGGTTGAGGACGAGGTTCCCGAACCGCCAGTTGATCCAATCACCAAGCCCGGCGATCTTTGGATTCTTGGAGAGCATCGGTTGCTGTGCGGGGATAGTACGAGGGCAGAAAATATAAGCGAACTTATGAATTCAAATAAGGCATCTGCAATTATAAGTGACCCACCTTATGGTGTGAGCTATGTTGGTAAAACAAAAAGCGCACTGCCTGTGCATAATGATGGTGAAGAAACTCTGCTCCCATTATTGACATCATCACTTGGATTAGCATTTGAAAATTGTCTTGATGGATCGTGTTGGTATATTGCGGCCCCGCCGGGGCCGCAATTTTATGACTTTGCAACAGTATTAAAAAAACTAGGTGTTTGGAGGCAGACTTTAGTTTGGGCTAAAAACTCTCTTGTTATGGGACACAGCGATTACCATTATCAGCACGAAGCAATATTTTATGGATGGAAACCCGGTGGTCCTCATAAACAACCACCCGATAGAAAACAAACAACTCTTTGGCAATATGATAGGCCAACCGCATCAAGGGAACATCCAACAATGAAGCCAATTGGCTTATTTGCCAAGATGATTGAAAATAGCTCTGTTGTTGGAACATTGATTTATGATCCTTTCCTTGGTTCCGGCACCACCCTCATCGCCGCAGAGCAATTGGGCCGCAAATGTTACGGCATGGAAATCAGCCCTGCCTATTGCGATGTGATCGTTCATCGGTGGGAAAAGCTCACCGGGAACAAAGCGACGCTGGAGGTGAAAAATGGGTAAAGGAAGGAAGCCCACTCCGACGAACATCCTAAAGATCCGCGGGTCTTGGCGTGCGAAGACACGACCAAACGAACCGAAACCGGAAGTCATGAAAATTAAAGCGCCTGAGTTTCTCGGGCCCAGGGAGCGTGAGATCTTCGACAAGATGGCCGAGAAACTTTTTGACCTTGGTGTCCTGACCGAGATCGATGCTGGAGCGTTGACAAGGTACGCGTCAATCTTGGTTCGTTGGATGGATGCTGCCAAGCAGATGGCGGACGGCGTTCCATCGTTCATGCCCGTGAAGGATGAGAGCGGCAAGGTAAAGGGGTTCATCCCCACGCCACCGTATATGGTTTTCAATAAATCCAGCGAGCAACTGTTGAAACTCGAAAGCGAGTTTGGGTTGACACCAGCAGCGAGACCGAGACTTGAAAGCAGCAACGGCGGCAAGGACGGCATCATCGACATCATGAGGGCAATCGAGTGACCGTGAGAGCGCCACGAAAAAAGAAACCGGTCGCAAAGGATCACCGCATCGTCCGGTTTTTCAACGCGCACCTCTGCCACACGAAAGGGGAATGGGCAGGCACTCCTTTCGTGTTGGCGGAGTGGCAACGCTTATTCCTCAATGAGCTTTTCGGCACCGTGCGCAAGGATGGTCTACGGCAGTACCGCACCGCGTATCTCGAGGTTCCACGCAAGAACGGCAAAAGCACGCTCGCCGCTGGTATCGCTCTTTATCTGCTCTGCCTTGATCGTGAGGATGGCGCTGAGATCTACTCGGCAGCAAGTGACAAGGAACAAGCCTCGATCGTGTTTGACCAGGCGGTCCAGATGATCGAGGAAAACCCGAGCCTCGCCTCGATGCTGCGTGTCTACCGAAACAAAACCATCGAGCATAAATCATCCGGTAGTTTTTATCGGTCGCTCTCGAGCGATGCATTCACGAAACACGGCTTGAACGCTCATGGGATCATCGTGGACGAGGTGCACGCCCAGCCGAATCGAGAGCTTTGGGATGTTTTGACGACATCGACCGGAGCGAGACGCCAGCCGCTGACGCTCGCAATCACGACCGCCGGGCATGATCGCCAGTCTCTTTGCTGGGAGCTCCGGCAGTATGCTCTAGGTGTTCAGGATAAACTCATTCACGACCCGACATTTTTCTCAAGGATCTACACCTCGAGCGGTGACTGGAAACAGGAAAGCACCTGGCGGGAGGCGAATCCAAATTACGAGGTCACCGTCAAGCGGGATTATTTTGAAAAGGCAGTCACGGAGGCGCTGGCGAATCCGAGCCGGGAGAACGCATTCCGCCGACTGCACCTGAATCAGTGGACCTCGCAGGAGACGAGATGGATCTCGCTTGAGCGCTGGGATGACTGCCTCCGCGAGTTCCCTGATTTATCCAACCGGATGTGCTATGCAGGGCTTGATCTCTCAAGCACCTTGGATCTCACGGCTTTCGTGCTTCTGTTCCCACCGATAGAACCCAACGAACCCTATTGGGTGCTTCCGTTTTTCTTCGCTCCCGAGGGCGCAGCGAAAGAGCGCGAGCGAACGAACCGGCACCGGCTCGAGGAGTGGGAGCGACAAGGGTTGATTTACACGACACCGGGTCGAAGTCTTGATTACAAGGCGGTGGTGACAGTCATTGAAAACCTCGCTGAAAAATACAACATCCAAGAGATCGCCGTCGACAGGTGGAATATCAACCAGATTTCAAAGGACCTCGAGCAGCTCGGAAAAAACAACGGGCGACCCGACTGGCTTGTGGGATTCGGTCAGGGTTTTGCGGCGATGACCGCTCCATCGAAAGAGCTTGAGGTGCTGGTGATGAGCCAGCGCATCGCTCACGATGGCAACCCGATTCTGAGGTGGATGTTTTCCAATGTCCAGGTGGAGAGGGACAACGCCGGAAACATCAAGATGCACAAAGGAAAAGCGGTGGAAAAGATCGACGGCATTGTTGCGACGATTATGGCGCTCGGGCGCGCCCAGGTCAGCACACTGAACCAGACAAACATCTATGACACTCAGGGGATCACACTACTATGATCGATCGAATAAAAGGATTTATCACGCGTGCGCTTTCCCTGTCCGGTGGAAACCTCAAGGACCCGCGCCTTAATGAGCTGTTTGGCTCATCCGGCACTGATTCCGGTGTGCCAGTCACGCCCGATACGGCGCTGACCTATTCTGCGGTTTATGCTGCGGTTCGCTGCATCGCCGAGTCGGTCTCTTCGCTGCCGCTTAATTATTATGAACGCCTTCCCACTGGCGGAAAGGCACCCGCCAAGGCGAACCCATTGCACACGCTTCTACATGATGAACCCAATCCCGAGATGACCTCGTACCAGTGGCGCGAGGCGTCAATGGCGCACCTTCTTCTCTGGGGCAATGCGTATTCCGAAATCGTGCGAGACCTCGAGGGGAACGTGGTCGAGCTCTGGCCGATCGATCCGACGATCGTGACCCCGAGGCGCACCGAATCCGGTGACCTTTACTACGATCTCAACCGTGGCAAGACCTTCATCACCGCCAATAATATGCTGCACATTCCTGGGCTTTCCTTCGATGGGATCTCGGGCATGAGTCCGATTTCGCTGGCCCGCCAGTCGATCGGGCTTTCGATGGCGATCGAGCAGTTCGGTGCCGGGTATTTCGGGCGTGGCGCTCGCCCTGGTGGCGTGTTGACTTTCCCTGGTCAACTCAGTCCCGAGGCCCGCCAGAATCTCCGAAGGTCGTTTGAAGAACTTCATGCGGGCGGTGCGAACTCGCACCGGGTCGCTCTGCTGGAGGCTGGGCTCAAGTGGGAAGCGATTGGCGTGCCTCCGGATGATTCGCAGTTTTTACAGTCACGGGAATTTCAGATCATCGAGATCGCCCGCTGGTTCAATCTCCCGCCCAATAAATTGAAAGACCTCTCCAAGACGAGTTATAACAGCCTCGAGCAAATGGAAATCTCCTTCGTGGTGGACACGCTCCGCCCGTGGTTGGTGCGATGGGAGCAGCAACTCAACCGTAAGGTCGTCAGGCCGAGGGATAAGGGAAGCTACTTCTTTGAGTTCAATGTGGACGGGATGCTTCGAGGCGATCTCGCTTCCCGCTACCAGTCGTATTCGGTCGCTCGTAATTGGGGCTGGCTCAGTGTGAATGAGATCAGAGAGAAAGAGAACATGAACCCGATCGAGGGTGGTGACAGTTACCTCCAGCCGCTGAATATGCAAGGGCTGGATACCGCAACGACTTCGGCACCAGCAACGACGCCGTCTGTTGGAACAACCCCCACCGTAGGCAGTCAGGACGCTTCTGTTGTTGACCCCAATGTGGATGTGGCGGCAACTGCGCTCAATGGCGCTCAGATTGCTTCCCTCGTCGATCTAGTGGTTCAGGCAAACTCGGGCTTGATCTCAATGTCATCGGCGCAGGCGATTGCCGGGGCGTCTTTCCCATTCCTGTCTAAACAGGTTAGTGACATGATCTTTTCTGGTGAAGCCCCTCCAAATCCCGCCCCATTGGCAACCACGCCCACCCGCTCCGATGAATCGATTCTCCTGCGCCTCCTCGACGATGCGGGAGAACGCTTGCAAAATGTGGAGTGCAGCGCCGTCAAGCGCTTCGCCAACAAGCCCAACGAGTTTCTGGCCAAGCTCGATCACTTCTGCACCGAGCATCGCTCGAGGGTGGTGGCGGCATACGCCCCGGTGCTCGAGGCGTTTGGGATGAGCGCGGATCTCGATCACCATGTCGGCAGGCACCTCGATCAGTTCCGGTCGGTCTGGTTGGATTTTTCTGGCACGGTCTCAGCAAAAGATTTTTCCGAAGCGGTCATTGAAAAAATCAAAACCATGAAAGGATCAAAAGATGAAAACTAACATCGAAAGACGATTCAGCACCGAGCTGCGGGTCGACCCCGGCACGCAGAAAATTATTGGCTACGCCGCCAAATACGATTTACCATCCGAGGATCTCGGCGGCTTCAGAGAGTTTGTTCGCCCAGGTGCGTTTCAGCGCTCCTTGGATAATCATCCCGATGTGAGAGCACTCATCGACCACAACCCAAGTCTCATTCTCGGGCGCACCCTCTCGGGCACGCTGAAGCTCGAAAGCGATGCGGTCGGTCTACGAGTGACTATAGATCCACCCGACACCCAGTACGCCGCCGACCTTATGGCAGTCATGGCGCGCGGTGATGTTTCTCAGATGTCATTTGCGTTCACGACAAACCTGGACTCTTGGGATCTGGTGGACGGCGAGCGGGTGCGATCGCTCCTTTCCGTGGATCTGCATGATGTCTCGGTGGTCACCTACCCAGCGTATCCCGACACCAGCGTTGCCGTGCGCTCACTGACCACTATGATCGACGAATCGGTGCGAGCCGCCCAAAGGCTGAGAGACCTCAAGATCCGCCGAATTTGGTAGTATTTTGCACATTTACCTGGGGTGGGGTAAATCCCCCACCCTAATAAAAACACTTAAAATATAGGCAAATTAAAAATATTAAAAAATATTCCGCAAATTCTCATAATAAATTGTTCGCTCAAGCGAATAATATAATATACTGATCACATGAGGTAAACGAGTGATTTGCCCAGGATCATGACAGAGGAGTTTTGGAAATGTCTAAGAAAACACGGTACGAGTTCACTTGGTTGAACCACGAAAACAATCATGAAATAACTGATTGGGTTGTTGCGAGTTCAAAAAAAGAAGCTATTGAAAAATTCAAGGAACAGCGTGAAAACGCAGGAAAAAATGTTCCGACTAACTACACAGTAAAAAGCACTTTTTTAATTGTTTAATTTTCAAAGGAGTTTGTAAAATGAAGATTTTTGCGACTGTTTCTGATTTACGACTTTGGGTTTCGGAGCGCGTTGGCGAATTGGAGACCCATGACGAGGTCGATCAAATAACCGATGTGATTCATGGCATGGATGATTTCCCAAACTGGGGCGAGGATGCAAGCGAATTTTTGGAAACGCTTCCAGATGATTTAAGCAAATTGTTAAAACCAGTTTTTCCAGACTCGATTATTTTTAATTTTTTTGATGAATGCAGAAGCTTTGATTTTATGAAAAACGAATATAAAAAATGGTGCAAAAAAAATAAAATTGAATTTTCAAGGTTTGAGTTTCAAGAAATTTATGATCGCGTTGCCGATCAAGAAATTCGATAAATAAAAGGAATAATAATGAAAACTTGCTCTTGCTGCGAATCTGCACCGGTCCACCCGCTCTGCGGGGATCATTGCGAAAAATGTCACCGGCCTTTTTTTTGCTCCCAATGCACTGGCGATTTAATGAACGATCAGATCGAGAGCTGGTCTCCTGGCGAATCAACGGACATGGTCTGCGAGTCTTGCGAAAAAAATGCAGTGCGTCATCTGTGGTTGGATGAGACATGCGCCGCAATCCAGCAGCTCGCCGAGGAGCATGAGTGGGAGGTTGATCCCATCTCGATTGCTCAGACTGGCACCCGCTATTTTAGACTTTCCCGGGAATGCTCATCGTGCCTTGGCGTCGTGGATCGTGAATGCGAATGCGAGACCTTGACAGTCAGGGTGAGCGATCATGCGACAGCGCACTGCCGGGAGGACATTTCCATCGCAATGAATCCGAGCGGAGATGACCACACCATGAATGACCTTGAGCGCCGACTCAAAAGAGAGGTGACTCATGGGTAAACTGATCAGCGTGACCAAAGCCAGCGCCATCCTTGGGATTTCCCCGAGGAGGGTGCAAATTTTTATTGCCGAGGGTCGGTTGCCCGCTCAGAGGTTTGGTCGCTCATTTGCGATCGACCAGGATGATCTTGCTCTCATCACCCGAAAGCCGGTGGGACGCCCGAGGAAATAACTCCCCGAGTTTTGACAGTTCAAACCATGTCGTGCTAAATTAATCACATCGAATCTCGTGCAGTCTTTACGCACAGATCCCGAACTAGGGACCTGTGCGTTTATTTTTTCCCGCCCGGGAAAAAGCACCCGGTCCTAATACCGACTTATTAGGAAAAATCCGATGAACGAAATTGAGACACTGCGCACCGAGCGCGCTGCTAAGATTGCAGAAGCTCGAGCAATCCATGCCAAGGGCGAAGCTGAAAAACGAGCTTTGACACCCGAGGAGCAAACCGCGTTTGATAATCTGGTCGCCGAGGTTGATGATCACGAAATGCGAATCGGAGAACTCGAAGCGGCAGCTCCTGCACCCGCAACCAACTCCGTTGACGCTGGCACCACCCGCAGCGCCAAGCTTGCTGAGCTCGATGAAAAAAGCAAAAAGGTGGCGACAAGGAAGTCCGCTCCCATCGAAGCTCCTGCGTTTGTACGCGATCTTGGAGATCGTCAAGCAACTGCAGACCGAGCCCTGGCCCTTCGAGGATGGCTCGGATTTCACAGCGTAAACGGCGCTTCCGACGCTCAACGCCTCGCAGCTCAGCGCTCTGGCCTTGAACTTGGGAACAATCGCTTGAGCTTCAAGCTCGGTGCCAAGGCTCCCAAGAGCCAAGCCGAAGCCCGTGCTCAATCCTTATCCGGTTCCGCTGGTGGTTACACCGTGCCACAGGGTTTTCTCAATCAATTGGAAGCTTCCTTGTTGGCATTCGGTGGGATGCGAGAAGTCGCAACCATTATCCGAACTGGCGAAGGAAACGACTTGCCGATTCCAACCGTCAGCGATCATTCCAATGTTGGAGCGATCCTGGCTGAAAATACCCAGGTCGCTGAGCAGGATGTGACCTTCGGTCAGATCACGCTGAAAGCCTACAAATACAGCAGCAAGCTCATCCGAGTTTCTGCTGAACTTTTGCAGGACACTGCGATTGATTTGGAGTCCTTTATCGGGGGGGCTTTAGGGGAGAGAGTGGCAAGAATTTTAAACACTCACTTCACCACAGGTGACAACTCCAGCAAGCCCCAGGGCATTTCAGCATCCGGTTCCAGCGTCACCGCTGCCGCAACCGGTGCTGTGACCTATGCGGAACTGGTGGATCTCCAGCATAGTCTTGATCCTGCCTATCGTGCGAATGCAAGATTCATGATGCACGACAGCACTTTCAAGGCTATCAGGAAATTGGTGGACGATCAGAATCGTCCGATCTTCCAGCCTGACATCAGCGCCTCATCTCCTGGCACACTGCTCGGCTCGCCGATCGTGATCAACCAGGATGTGGCAACGATGGCAGCTTCCGCCAAGGCGATCTATTTTGGTGACTTCAGCAAGTACATCATCCGCGATGTCCAGGACTTCACCCTCCTGCGTCTCGAGGAAAGGTACGCTGATTATCACCAAGTCGGTTTCGTTGGATTCTCCCGTCACGACGGAAGAATCCTCGATGCTGGCACTGACCCCATCAAGCACTTGGTGATGGCAGCAAGCTAATGAAAGTTAAATTCCTCACCTCCGTGGCCGGTTTGAATTTTGGCTATGATGCGAATCTGGTCTATGATCTGCCGGACTCGGAGGCAAAAAAATGCGTTGATCTTGGGTGGGCAAGCGTCGTTGAGGCGCTTGCTCCTCCACTCCCCGAAACCCGTAAAAACAAGGCTGAGAAGGCAACCACCAAAAAACACAAAGAGACTCGCTAATGCTCACGGTCACCACGCCACCAGCGACCGAACCAGTCACCCTCGCAGAGATGAAACTGCATTCGAGGATCGACACCCTAGAGGATGACGACCTCATCCTCGGCTTGATCTCGGCGGCGCGTCAGCACATCGAGCAGATGGCAAACATCAAGCTGATCACGCAGACCCTTGCGCTCTCGATAGATGAACTTCCAGACAGCGGGATCATTTACCTTGATGGCCCGGTGCAGTCCGTGGACTCGATCATTTATTACGACCTCGCCGGAAACCAGCAGGAGTGGGACAGCTCGCTCTACCAGGTCGACACCAGCGCCAACCCCGGGCGAGTCATGCCAGCCTATGATGAAGACTGGCCCGATGTGATCGATGACTACAACTCATTCATCATCAACTATGTCGCAGGTTACGGTGACGCAAGCGCAGTCCCAGCGATCTTGAAACAAGCGATCAAGCTTTTAGTCGGTCATTGGTATAACCAGCGCGAGACTGTTTCCCAGGCGCAAAGCTACGAGGTTCCCTACGCGGTTGAAAACATCGTGAAAATGTTCTCTAGGGGGACAGTCAACTAATGATCAAAGCCGGTGAATTAACCCAGAGAATCAACCTCCAGCGGGACGCTGGAAACTCCGTCGATGACTACGGACAACCGCAGCGCCTCTGGGGAACATATCACACGACCTGGGCGAGCGTGCGCCCGCTTTCCGGCAGGGAGCAGGAGCAGGGAGCTGCCCGCCAAGCGGTGATCTCGCATCGGGTGCGTTTGCGCTACAAGAACGGCGTCCTTCATGGGGACCGGATTTCGATGGCTGGCGGCAGAGTCCTCGAGATCGTGAGTGTCAGAAACATCGATGAGGGTTCGTGGGAACTTGAGATTGATGCCATTGAAAGGAGCGCGTGATGGGAAGACCAAGGTCATCATCCACGAGCTCAAAAAACTCCAGCAGAATTTACATTGAGGCGAGCTCCCTCAAAGGAATCCTGCAAAACATGGAGCACATTGATCGTTACATCAAGAGGGTGGCGCTCGGTCAAGCTTTGGAAGCTGGTGGCGAAATGATTCTGGATGTTGCGCGCCAAAAGGTGAAAAAAGCCAGCGGGCACCTGTCCAGATCGCTTGGCATGAGAAAAAAGATTGTGCTCCAGACAAGGGCGCAATACAGCTACGCGGTCATAGGTCCGATCAGAAGGAGCTACACCGCAGCAATGAAAAGACTCCAGATGAATCGGTCGCAAAGAAGAAACTCAACACCCAATGAAGTGGTTAACAGCGCAACTCAGTATAGTCATTTTGTCGAGTACGGAACCTCTCCGCATCCCATCGGGAGCGGAGATGTCACCAATTACGACTTATCGATGCGCAAGGGTAAAAAGTATCAAGCCAAGGGTGCCTGGCATCCGGGCGCAAAACCTCAACCTTTCCTTCGTCCAGCATACGACGAGAAGAAAGACCTTGCGATCAAGGTCATGGGTGAGATTTTGGCAGATGCTGTCGAAAGGGGTTCCGCATGAGCGCAAGCAAAGCACTCCGGGCCCGACTGGTGGATGATGCGACCATGACCGGACTGGTCGGCACCCGCATTTATCCAGGGCGAGCCCCGCAGAATGTCAAGCTCCCCTACATCGTGTACCACCGGATCAGCACCGTGAGGGCGGCGACCCTTGATGTCGGCAATGCCAAGGTGCCCGAGGTCAGGATGCAGTGCGATGTGATCGCCGCCACCCAGGCGGAAGTGGAAACAATTCTGTCACGCATGCGGGTCGTGATGGACAATTTTCGCGGCACCTCCGCAGGGGTGACCGTGCTCGGCGTCAGTGTGGATGATGAGCAGGACCAACCCGAATTTTACGAAGGGTCGGACACCGTGTTTTATCATTCGAGTTTGGACTTTTCCATCATCTATAGGGAGGTATAAAGCCATGGCAGCAGTAATCACCAGCGGAACAACCTTGACCATCGGTGGCACATCGCTCACCGGGGTCACTGACATCACCCCACCGAGCTCGACTCGCGGGATGATCGACACCACCCATCTCGGCAGCGCCGACCATGCCAAGGAATATTTCCCAGGCATGATCGACGGCGGCGAGCTGTCAGCAACCGTGATCGTGGGAGCTGGCGCTGGCATCGGTACTATCGCTGGTTATGTCGAGGATTATGGCGCAACCAAGCCATGCGTGATCACCCTTGCCGACACCAGCACCGTTTCATTTTCCGGTTATGTCACCAAGGTCCAGGTCGATGGGATCGCAGTCGGTGACAATGTTGTCAAGGCGACTGTTGGCGTTAAACCAGTAGGAAAAATCACCTACACATTTGATTAAGGAGATTTCACATTTTAGACAAGGCAAAACTACTTGGCGCAGGAAGCGCCTACAAGCTCGGGGAGATCGAAATCCCCGAGCTCGGCGGCAAGGTGTTCTTGCGGGTCATCTCCTCAAGGGAGCGTGACCAGCTTGAAAGCGAGATTTCAGCGGGCAGCAAAAGCGGGAACCTCTCCAACATCCGCGCCAAGCTGGTGGTCAGGTCACTCTCGGACGAGGCGGGAAAAAGGATTTTCTCCGATGCCGATGTAGAACTGGTCGGGGACATGCCTGCGCCTCTTGTGGGCATCCTGTTTGACGCCTGCGCCAGGCATAACGGCATGACTGGCGGAGCGGTCGAAGACGCCAGAAAAAACTAATCGAGCGCCCTGCGCGCCGGTTTCTTTTCCGGCTGGCAGGGCACTTGAAAAAGACGGTCGCCGAAATACTTGACGGCATGGATGCCGCCGAGCTCACCGAGTGGATTGCGTTCTCCACGATCGAGCCCTTGGATGGTGACCGGGCAGACATTCACGCGGCGCAGATTTGCAGCACCACGGCGAATGTGTGGCGAGGCTCGGACACGAAACCGATCGAGGTGAAGGACTTCATCCCGGACTGGTACGGTGAGCAGAAAAAAACCGACAACTTCGCCGCGTTCAAGGCGTGGGCGATTGCGATGAGTTCAAAAAAATAGGGGATCGACATGGCAAAAACAATCGGGTCGCTCAATGTTTCGATGGGCCTGTCGATCACCGATTTCATCCAGAATCTCGACAAAGTCAAGGAGGACATGGGGAAGCTTGAGTCCGTGACTCAGGCGGCCTCGCAGCATTTTGACCGGGATGTTGCCGGGGTCATGGGTGACGCTCTCCACAAGTTCGCAAAGACCTCGAAGCTAGGGGCCGATGATGCCCTGGCGTTTGCGGTCAACCTCAAGAAGCTAGGTCTTGACGCTGATGGCATCACCAGCACGCTTGAAAAGTTTGGGAAATCCATCGGGAGATTTGCCAAGAACTCGGGCGAAGCGTCCAAGGCATTTGCCGGGGTGCTCGGTAAAATCGGGCAAAGCGACAAGGTTCTTCTCCAGGATATTCAAGCGCTGGAGTCGATGGGGGTCAAGGCATTTGACGCTTTGGCCAAGGAGCTTACCAAGGTTGAGGGCAAGGCGGTCACGACCGCAGAGGTCATGAAGCGGATCTCATCCGGTGCGATGTCTGGCGCTGATGCCTTCAAACTTATCACGCAGGGTGGGAGAGAACAAACCCAGAGCGCGGCCCAGGAACAAAAAGCAAAAAGCAGACTCAGCCAGTTTCTCACGCATGTCGAGACCAAGATCACCTCGGCTGCATCCGCAATTTACAACAAGGTGATCAACCTGGTAACCAACCCGATCACCGTGATCAGCGGGGCGCTTGCTTCTTACGGGGTCTACAAGATCTACGACCGCGCGGTGATGGCATTCGCAAACACCGAGGAGATCCTGACCCGGATCAAGGGCCTTGCTGGCGATGCCGGAGCGGCTGAAATCGGCGGCGCAATGAACGAGATCGCCAATCAAGGACGCATCGCCCAAGAAGCAATCGGCAAGCTCGCCACCGGGTTTCTGACTCTTGGAGTGTCCAGCTCCGACGCGGCAAGAATGCTCCAGTCATTCGGGACAATTTCCCAGGTCGCCGGGTCCGGTGCAGGTGATGTGTTTGCGAAGCTCGGCGAAATCAGTCAGTCGATGATCAGGACAAGCGAGGTGCAGGCATCTGATTTTGAGCAGCTTGCCGCATTGGGTCTACCAGTCTATGAGGCGCTGGCGCAGCGGCTTTCTCAAGTTACAGGGCAGGCAGTCACTGCTGAGAAGGCGATGCAACTTTTGGCTCGAAAAGAGGTCGGAACCGCCGATGCGCTCAACGCTATAAACAATCTGCAATCGAATCCCAAGGTGATCACGCAGCTCGAGCAACAGGCAAACACGCTCAAGGGAATCTATGCCCGGCTCGCTGGCGAGGTTGAGGGATTCTTCACCGAGTTCGGTGGTGCGATCATGGAGGCGCTTGACCTCAAGGGATTTTCCAACAGTCTAGTGGCATTTGTCCAGAACATTAGAAACAACTTTGAAAGCATTGTCCCGGCTATTAAGAATGTCGGAATGATCCTTGCAGTGGTGCGTGATGTGTTATTCCAGGCGTTTCAAGGTCTGGTCAATTTCTTTACGACGCTTGGAGGCGCTGATGCCACGGTTGGAAACATCGACAATATCAGATCAGTGGTCATTCAATTTGCTCAAGGGGTTTTGACAGCACTTCAGAGCGTGATGCTGGCAGCGGTGGATATTGTAAACAAAATGATTCAATCCGTCGGAGGTCTGGAGAGATTTGCTAAAATCGCCGGTGGTTTCGTGGCTGGCGCTGGATCAGGCGCTTTACTTGGGTCTTCTGCTGGTGGCATTGGCGCTTTACCAGGGGCAATTGTTGGCGGCATTACCGGAGCTGTTTATGCGTTTAGCAAAACATCTGGTGCCGGTGACATGATTGACGCCGAAGCCATCAAGGCAAAAATGAATGATGCCTTCAAGTCAATTGCGGATGCGGTTGGCGCAACGGGAACTGATCAGGCGCAAAGCATCGTTCAGCAGTTCATCGGGTCGTTCAACACGGCGATCAATGACGCTGCTGCCGGAACCATCAATCAAAACAACATGATCATGAAGATAAACACCGCGTTTGATAAAATGATCGATGGTCTGGACATTGGCATCACCAACGGAACAATGGGGCACACCGCTTTCTTAAACCAGCTTTCTGGTGGCACTGCGACAGCGATCGCCATGTTCAAGCGCCAGCTTGATCTCGGATCAATCAGCACTGATGAATTTGCAAAGACAATGGATCGCATGAGGACAACGGCGTTTGCGGCTCTGGACGCGCAACTATCCGCTGGAACCATTACCAACGAAGAGTACGGCAACTCGATCATTGCGATCCAGCAACAGTTTGACGCACTCAACCCGCCAGATCTCGCAGGGCTTAACGCGTTCATGGGCGGCGACAATGTGCCGCAGTGGATCAAGGATCTGAGCAAGGTTGAAACTCCCCTCGAGATCTACCGGCGCAAGATGGAAGAACTCCAGATGGCGCTGGCCGACCGGCCCGACCTGTTCGCCGCAGGAGCTGCGCAGCTCGCCGATGAGCTTGAAAAATCAGTCGGTGCGGTCGAGGCCCTCAAGAATCCCGGTGCGCTGTTGGCTGGAAGCGCCGCCGCCTTCTCCCAGGTGCTCAAGATCCAGAACGCTGGCAAAGGTGAAAACGCAGCGGATCGGCTTGCACGCATTCAGCAACAGGCACTCCAGCAGGATCGCGCCAGAAATGAACTCTTGCAGCAGATCGGCGCTGCCGCCGCTAACCAGAACAATCTCGTGATCGCAAACTTCTAGGAGCACCGATGGCAGTCACCAACACCTACGAAACTTATGAGGGACGCACCGGAAGCGATGACAGCAAGCTCCAGGTATCGCTGGTGCGAACCTTCCTGGTGCAGACTGACACGATGAGCGATGATGTTCCCGATCTGTTCGGGGCCAATCTTCCCGCGCTTTTCTCGGTGCATCCGAACTTTGCCCGGGCGTGGTGCGTCGGCAGGACAGCGGCGCAGACCGAAGACCCCTATTTTTGGAAAGTCACTTGCACCTACAGCAGCAATGTTGACACGATTTCCCCGAGCTCGACCCCGAGCGCACCGCAGACACCCGAGGTCGCCAACCAGATGAAGGGCGCAAGCCCTGCGGAAAAGGCCGACCCAGATTTCATCAACCCGCTGCTCCGTCCCACCGATGTCGATTTCTCCACGGTGGAAAAGGAATATGTTCTTCTTGATGATTTCAGCCCGACCCAGAAAGCAGTCCTCAACGGGAACGGCGAGCGGTTCGACCCTCCGATCATGGGATCTCGGCCCGTGGTGTCAATGAAACTTGAGTTCAACACGGCGACATTTCTGGCAACGACCTGGATGGCAAGAGTCAAATGCGTCAATCAGGCAGCATTCGGATCGTTCGCCGCCCGCACCATTCTCCTGGATAAAGTCAGCGCCAAACGAGTCTATGAAAATGGCTACAAATACTGGCGAGTCACGCTCGAGTTCCAACTGGATCAAAACACCTGGGACGCGGTGGTCTTGAATCACAGCTACACCGAATGGAATGGAACCGAACTGGTGCCAGCGACCGACAAGAGCGGGAGACCTCTTCCCAACGGGGTGATCCTTGCGGGTGCGACCGGGGTCGCTTTGGCTCATGGCACCGAGCCAACCGAAGCGAACGGCGGCTATCTGCGCTTTCGGGTGTATGAGGACATTTCATTTTCTTGGCTCGATCCAATTTACGCCAACATCCTCTAGGAGTCTTCATGAGCGGATACGGATTTACCGAGGATAGTGCCAGGAGGATCGTGAACGCGGTCCGCAAAGTCGAGGGAGACACCACGCCACCGGTCGCCGTGGGTCCCCGCTTTACCGGCTCCCAGATGAGCGTCGTGAAGGTGACCTCGGTTTCAACACCTCTCTCGCTTGGAATACGCTTAGATTACAACGCCAAAGATGGGGTTCTTGAGGTTCAAAACACGGTAAAGATCAAGGAGGTCAACGGGCAAAATCTCAAGGTTAATAATTATTATGTCGGGTTTTTCTCGGGATACACCTCCGGTGGAGACCCGGTTTTTCTGGTGAGTGTTTCCGGTTCTTCATCATCGGGTTCATCATCCGGTTCGTCCTCTGGGTCAGGATCTTCCGGGGAATGCTTTGATGTTATCCAGAGCATTGACTGTAGCGATGGCGAAATTCATGTCACTTATGCCACTATTTGCCCGGATTCTGGAACAGCGATCATCGTGGGACAGCAGACAGGAAACTACTCAATCAACACCCGTTATTCATTGACCGGGGGCGGGTCATTGTCGTCTGGGGTTACTCTTAATCTGATTGGCGATGTGGCCAGTCCGGGCTCTAATATGTTTTACGGAACTAATGCCAATGGGGTGCGTGGTTGGTACCCATTTTCAAACATTTGCACCGTTTGCGGCAGTACACCAACGCCTACACCTACGCCTACACCAACACCAACGCCTACACCAACGCCTACACCAACACCGACTCCTACGCCAACGCCAACGCCAACGCCAACACCAACACCAACGCCTACAACTGGATTTAGTGTAACAGGGCAGACGACTAATAACGCCGGACTGGTTGGATCTGGCTTGTCTCAGGCGGATATGGCCCAAGGTACTGTGACCAGCGTGGGCGACTATGAAACAATCACTATCACAGTAATGACTGCTGGAACACTAAACTATGCCTACAACGTTGGCACCGACATAAATAACAATGCCGCTGGGTCGATTGAGGTGGACGGCGTTTCGCTAGGTACCAGTATGGGCAATGATAGTGGAATTTCTGGGACCATGGCGGTAACCGTGGGACAGGTCATCACCTGCAACGTTGAATCGTTTCCTGGCCCAACGTCCGCCACATTAAATTTTTATCTTTACATTACCTAGGAAACAAAATTTGACGCTGGATTTGACAAAAAATTCATCAACCGCTTTGGTGCCATGCGCCCCGTGCTGTCACAAAACAAAAGAAATTTATGATGGTATTGCGGCGGTCATCACCCCCAGTTATCAGGATGGGATTACATATCCATTTGTAGCACCTGGGTATAATTCCCGAGGTGTGACATACTCCAACAATCTATTTACATACTATTCTACCTGGGGATATGATTCCTACCCCCTAGCATTGGTTTTAATTCAAACAGAAGGCAACATAAGGACTTACCAAAATGAATGTAACCTAAAAATCCCTTTAGATAATGCAAATGTTTTAATAAGTCCTTTTTTTGGGCTTGAAGACTTGTATAACTATACAACCGCTCGTTATTTTTTAAAATTAGTTGTTGTTGAAAACATATCGCTTGACGTGTTTTTTTCTGTAGATGGCACGACATGGACAAAACAACAAGAAACTTTTTACGGCGAATATTTATCTTTTGAAGTTACAAGCGCACTTCAAACAAATTGGTTTTCTGATCCTATAGAATTAAGTTCCCCGATAAAAATGAGGATTACAATCAACACGGGTAACTACTACAAATACCCTAGTGATGCACATTACAAATTTTCCGAATCTGGTAAATCATGCTACGACGGAAATTACCGCAGAAATATTCAGATAGTCGAAATTGAACCTGGGATATACGGGCCTGCAAACGGAGAAAATGTTGTTTGTCTAAATGAGAAATTTAAAAAATGGTTTTATCAAGATGAATTTTATGGAAAATTTGGTGTTAAATCCGCCATAGCGTTAAGCTTTTTTGACATTATTGCTGGCCGAGCTTATTATAATTCAACACTTGGAGATTGGAACACAGACACCGGGCCTATAATTTATCCAGCATTTGATTGGATCGGAAATGATGGTAGCAATTTTGTTAATAATTTAAACAGTTTTCAAGGTTTTATTGACGAAGGCAATGGCGTTTTGCTGAGAGCGGATACTGCGTTCATTGACTATCGTAAACCTGTCTATTTTGTTTCAAAACCGTTTTATCTGGAAGCAACAGTCAATGTTTGGGGCGACTATAGGTATACTTTCAACAATAGTCTTAATCCGGGGTTGTCTGTATACGAAGCATTAAAACTTTTATGGTCGGCTAAAATGGTAATCACCGAATGAAACGCCCCTGTGATTGCAACCGTGTGACATCACCCGACTGGTCACCCGACCAATGCCGCCTATGCTGGTTGGCGACCTATGACCCCAGATATCAAAAGCTTTTTGGGACGATCAAAAACACCGGGATCAAGTCGGTCAAAATAATTCGCCGGGATAACTGCCTGCATCTTGGAAAAGTGCTTGACCGGGGTTCGTGCAATTGCCCATCGAAATGGATACGCCAGTGCGAAAAGCATGAGACATGCCGAATTGGCCCGAGTCCGGACGCTGTCCGGTCCTGCACCGTGTGCCCTGAGTACGAGGTTGACGCATGAAAGCAGGAGTCATCATCGGGTGCTACAATTACCCGCGCCTCATCGAGACCCAGATCAAACTGATCCGGGAATGCAACGGACCAAAGACCCCGATCCTAATATCGGACGATTGCTCCCCAGGTTCCGGGGATATTCCCGACCCGGATTCCAGTTTCTCGACCCTGCTCCAGATCGCCCAGGAAAATGATGTTGCGCTCTGGTGCTCACCCGACCGGCTCGGTCATGTGGGAGGCGATCTCGCATGCTATTACCTAGGCATCCAGTGGGCGAAGATGATAGGGGTTGATGTTGTCTGCAAACTATCGCAAAGATTGCTCATTGATATTCCATGCTGGCTTGACGAAAGCGCCGAGAAGCTCTTGGCGAGTGAGTTTGCCACTGGGTGCCAATCGTGTTTTGAGGGACCGCACAGGCTACCGCTACGCACCGAGGCGATCTTGTTTGATGTCCAGAAATGGCACCGTCAGGATGTGCTCCTGCACATGCGACCGCGACCAACGCAGCGCCAAGCTGCCGAATCGATCGTGATGCAAGCGCTGCAGATGATCGAGCTGGATTTCTGGAGGTGGGATCTGTTCCAGGAGCGGCGCACTGTGCGAGATCCGGGAATCATCTGGCATTGCTCGGCGTCCCTGGATGAATACCAGACAATCGCAGATCGCTACGGCATCACGCTGGATGAGTCTTTCACGGTCTCGGGGTGGGGACATACAAGGAACTACGCATAACCCGAGCAATTTGCGCACGAAACATACGAGATTAGAATATTTATTATCGTTTTTTTAGGGGGTCTAATGGCAGCATTTCACCATCTAGTCATAGATCAGGGCGCGACTTTGCGAGAGTCATTCACTTACAAGGACTCCGACAACACCGTCGTTGACCTCACCGGATACACCGCGCGCTGCCAGGTCAGATCAAAGTACAGCTCCGCCACCACAGTCCTCAATCTCACCAGTCAGGCTGGCACCCTCACGATCACCGCAAACACCGGGACCATCGCCTTCAATGTTTCCGCGTCGACAACCGCAGCACTCACTCCCGGGAACTATGTCTGGGACCTGGAGCTGGTGGACGCTGGAGGAATTGTGACTCGTCTGGTCGGTGGAACATGTACCGTAACCCCGGAGGTGACCCGATGAATGAGGACTTCATCATCGTTCATGAGGCGCCTGCACCGATCGAGATCATCTCAAGGGTCGGGACGCTCACGGTCTCGGCACCCGGACCAGTCGGTCCCAGGGGATTCACCGGGGCAACAGGACCGCAGGGTCCCTCGGGCGTTGCCGGTGGCCTTGATTCTGTGGACGATGTGCTCCTGGTAAATCTTCAGGACGGGCAGCTCCTGCGCTACAGCGCATTGCTTGCGCAATGGACAAACTCAAACACCGTGGACGGTGGCAACTTCTAACTTGAAAGGTCTTAGATCATGGCTAACACGATTCGTATCAAACGCAGATCCGCAGCGGGAAGCGCCGGGGCTCCCAGTCAACTTGCACCCTCAGAAATTGCGTTTAACGAGGCAGATAACACGCTTTATTACGGATTTGGTGATGCGGGTGGCGGAGTGTCATCCAGCATTGTCGCCATCGCCGGGTCGGGTGCATTCGCTTCTCTCAGCGGGAATCTGACTTTCAGCGGCACCGTTTCTTTCACGAACACATCAGTAACTTTTGCCAATGGATTCACGCTTCCTGTTAATCGTGGAGGCACCGGAGCGAGCAGCGCTGGCGATGCCAGAACCAACCTCGGCCTCGGCACCATGTCCACGGAAACAGCCACAGACTATTTAAGCAAAGCTGGAAATTTATCGGGTCTCGCAAGCACCAGCACCGCACGCACAAACCTCGGTCTTGGGACGATGTCCACGGAAACAGCGAGCGATTATCTAGCGAAAGCGGACAACCTTTCCGGGCTGGCCAGCGCTAGCACCGCACGCACCAATCTGGGACTGGGCAGCATCAGCACCCAGGACGCAAGCAATGTGACGATCACCGGCGGCTCAATAACTGGCATCACGGATCTCGCCATCGCCGATGGCGGCACCGGGGCGAGCACTGCTTCCGGGGCTCTCGTCAATCTGCTCCCAAGCTACACCTCAAACGGATCAAAAATCCTAGCGCTCAACAGCGGCGCAACCGACGTGGAATGGATCACACTTCCCGCTACCGGTGTGACCTCCGTCGCATTGAGCGCACCTAACATCTTTAGTGTATCGGGTTCTCCGGTGACCTCGACCGGGACCTTGGCGCTCAGCCTTGCGACACAAACGGCGAATTATGTGTGGGCAGGCCCGACCTCTGGTGGTTCTGCCACTCCAGCTTTCCGGGCCCTTGTCGCTGGTGATATTCCCGCGCTCTCTTATCTCTCGACCTCGGGCGGCACCGTGTCCGGGAATGTCACCGTCACAGGCGACCTGACCGTGCAGGGAACCACGACCACCATCGATTCGACGACGGTCAATGTCGCAGACAAAAACATCGTGCTCGGAAATGTCACGACCCCGACCGATAGCACGGCGGACGGTGGCGGGCTCACCTTGAAGGGCGCAACCGACAAAACTCTTAATTGGGTTGACGCCACCGACTCATGGACAAGCTCCGAGCACCTCGACCTCGCCTCGGGCAAAGTGCTCAAGATTAACGGCACCACCGTGTTGTCAGCAACCGCTCTTGATGGCGTGGCGATTGACGGAGGCACTTTCTAGGAATGGCGAACACGATAAAGCCCAAGCGCAGTTATACTCTTAGCAGCGTCCCCAGCGGACTCGCCGCCGGAGAGCTTGCGGTAAACGCTAGCGCAACCCCAAAGGTGTGGATCGGAAACTCCGCCGGCACCGGGAATGTTCTCATTGCCTCGCTTTCGCTTTCCGATATGGCAGGAAGCACAACCAACATCACCGAAGGCACGAATTTATATTACACCGATGCGCGAGCAAGAGCGGCGGTTTCTGCAGGAACCGGAATCACTTATTCATCCTCGACAGGCGTGATTACAGCGGACGCCGCCAGCGCAAACACCGCAAGCAAACTGGTGATTCGTGATGCCTCCGGGAATTTTTCGGCAGGAACGATAACCGCAACCCTGACAGGAACAGCATCCACAGCAACTAATCTTGCTGCTGGTTCTGGTGGCACGATTCCTTACCAGTCTGCTGCTGGCACGACTGCAATGCTGTCTAACGGAACAGCTAACACAATCCTCCAGGCAAATGGTGGCACCTCTGCTCCATCATGGGTTTCCACAGTTTCCGGTTTGACGATCACAGGACTAAAAGAAACCAAAACCGCTCCAGCAATTTCCAGCGGAACATTAACTTTAAACTGTTCCCTTGGGAATGTTTTTGCCGTTTCGCTCAATGCAAATATCACCACCTTGAGTTTCACCAATGTGCCAGCAACCGGAACAGCATTTGGCTTGACTCTAATGCTCACGGCAGATGGCACAGCTCGCACGATTACCTGGGGAAGTGCTGTTAAATGGTCTGGTGGAACCGCACCAACTTTAACTAGCACGAATGCCAAGGTAGATGTGTTTGTTCTGGTTACGCATGATGGTGGCACGACTTGGTATGCCATGATTGGAGGCCAGAATTTCTAATGCCAATTGCACGATCATTAATGGGTTTGACACGGCAAAGAGTGTTTACAGGTGCGTTGAGTGGAACTAGCACGATTGCTACTGGAACTAATCCAAGAATAATATGCATTTCAGCAGATGGAACCAATGTTTATGTTGTTAATTATGATTCTAATACAGTCTCAATATTTTCAAGAAACACATCTACTGGAGCATTAAGTGGAACCAGCACGATTGCTACTGGACTACTTCCTAACGGAATATGCATTTCAGCAGATGGAACCAGTGTTTACGCTGTAAATTATTTCTCAAGAACAGTCTCAACATTTTCAAGAAACACATCTACTGGAGCATTAAGTGGAACCAGCACGATTGCTACTGGATCAAGTCCACACGGCATTTGCATTTCAGCAGATGGCACAAGTGTCTATGCTGCAAACAACAGCAGCAACACAGTCTCAATTTTTACACGCAACACAAGTACAGGTGCCTTGAGCGGAACCAGCACAATTGCTACTGGATCAGGTCCATACGGCATTTGCATTTCAGCGGACGGAACCAATGTTTACGCAACTAATTATAACTCAAATACAGTCTCAATTTTCACACGCAACACAAGCACTGGAGCTTTATCAGGAACTAGTACAATTGCTACTGGATCACGTCCTATCGGCATTTGCATTTCAGCGGACGGAACCAATGTTTACGCAACTAATAATAACTCAAATACAGTCTCAATATTTTCAAGAAACACATCTACTGGAGCATTAAGTGGAACCAGCACGATTGCTACTGGATCAAGTCCACACGGCATTTGCATTTCAGCAGATGGCACAAGTGTCTATGCTGCAAACAACAGCAGCAACACAGTCTCAATTTTTACACGCAACACAAGTACAGGTGCCTTGAGCGGAACCAGCACAATTGCTACTGGTACAACCCCTTGGAGTATTTGTATTTCAGCAGACGGAATTAGTGTTTACGCAACTAATTCTAACTCAAACACAGTCTCAATCTTCACACGCTCCTAGGTGACATCATGCAAAATTACGCAATCATTGAAAACAACAGCATCACAAAATTCCCTGCCGATCCAGTGCGTGAAAATCCTAACACATCATTTGCTCCCGGCTGGCAGGGTGGAACAGTGAACGGCATCACCTATGTTTTGGTTGAGATCGATAACGCACCTGAGATTGATCCTCTGACTCAGGACGCAACACCACAGCAACCGCAGAAGGTGAACGGCAAATGGGTGCAAAAATATTCGGTTGTCACTGTTTCAGCACCAGAACAGCAGAGAAGGCGAGCGGATAAGGCGAAACGAGATCAGGAACAAGCGGATTCTTTTTTGACTCCTGATGAGATCCGGGCGGTTAGGAAACTTTTGAAGCAAGGATGACACCATGAACTTTCTACTTTATCTCCTTATGTTTTCCCAGGTCGAGTCAAGCTCGGTCGAGGGTGGTCGCACCTCACCTGATGGCAGCGAGGAAATCCAGGTCGATCTCCCGGGCTCGGAGCAGATGAAGAACACCGGCGGACGCGATGGCGCTGGCCTTTGCGTTTTCACCTCGATCGAGCACAGCGGACGCTGGCAGAATGTCGAATCCATCCTCGGCCTGCAAAAGAAAATGACCAAGGAGCTCGGCGGCGGCTACCCATCGAAGGTCGAGAAGATGCTGGCCAAGTATTGCGAGGGTGCGCAATATCTTCAGTACGAGGGAAACGATCCCTCACTCATCAAGCTCGCTCTCACGACCGGGAGGATGCCATCGGTCACCTACGGATATTCGCCCAGGTACAGTGGCAAGATCGCTCACATGGTAAACGCTGCGCATCTCTCGGAAAAGTGGGCAGCGATCCTGGACAATAATTTTCCCGGCGAGGATAAATACGAGTGGATGTCTCCCAGCGAGTTCAAGAAACGCTGGATCTCCGGCGGTGGTGGCTGGGCGGTCGTGCTGCTGGCACCTCCTCCTCCTCCGATCCCGGTCAATGATTCGCCTCCGGTGAAAACCTACGGGCAGAAATGGGGCGCAAGCTCCAGCGCCGCGGTCGCGGTGCCCTATGAGTGGAGGGTCATCGACGCGGACCAGGTTGCGCTCTACAGCGGTGGTTACCAGCGGGGAGTCTGGATCAAGAAACGCCAATGCTACCGAGAGCTTCTCCCAGATGGCAACTGGGGAGCGGATCAACCCGAGGCCCCGATCACGCCACCCGAATCCCACCTCGAGAAAGTCATCGAACAGAAGGAACTCAACTTCGGTTTGGATCGTTCTCGCATCGACACCGGGGTCGAGAAGTTCTGGCTCGGTGGCGTTGAGGTTTCCAAGAAACAAGCTTACAGCGCGCTTGAGGGAAAGGGAACCGATCTCATCGACGACCGTCAGAAGCTCCGTTTAACGGTGATCGGCACTAAAGCTGAGTGTCAGGCAGTTGTCAAAGATCTCGAAGATCATCCCTCATTACACGCTTTTGCTGACATCTTGCTGGTCCAGTCATACCGGCCCGACTCCTGGGCGGTCAAGGATATCGGATTGCTTCCGGGTTCACCACGGATCGTGGTGCAATCGGGGCCCGATGCCAAGGGTGTTGGCAAGGTTTTGCATTCCCAAGGTGACTATGATGGCGGAGCTGCGGCGCTTGCGGATGCGCTCCGCAGGGTGCGACCTGACTACGACCCCAAAAAAGACGCAGACAAGCGCAAGATCCCGAACCCGCTGCCATCCTCGGGAAGTTTTCTAAGCCTCTTCTTGATGCTGGTGGCGGGCGGGTTGACGCTTGCGGGTTTCCCTCTGCTGGCCGCTCTGGTGCGTGGCGGGAGCGCCATCGCAAACAAGGAACCCGAGGTTAAAAAACCAGTAAAGCGCCGTCGCAAAAAGACTTAGGAAATTATTTTTTCCGAGCGCTGGATTTTTGGAAATCTCGGGTGACAATCGTCGAATAACTAGGAGGCGATAATGGCAGACCCAATCAAGCCAGGCTGGCAGACAACCGAATTCTGGACCACGATGGTCGTGCAGGGAATTTCCCTTGCCGTCGTCTTCGGGGTCATCAACAGTTCCGATAGCTCCACACTCGCGGATTCATTGACCAAGATGATCACTGCTCTTTTCTCGCTGCTGGTTTCCGGCAGCACCGTGCTCAACTACATCAAGGCCCGAGTCGCGGTGAAAACCCGATGAACTTCCGGGACTTTATCCTTGGAGGCCTCATCGGCTGGGTGCTTTGGATCACGCTCTACGGAGGGTGCCAGTGTGCCAGTCAGCGTCCACTCGTTTCTCTCGGAAAACTTCTCCTCTGGTTACTCGGAGCTCTCCTCTAGCATGCCAACAAACCCCGAGGATGATCCCTGGGTGGCTCATTTAGAGCATTGCTATCTCAACCGAGACAAGGGAGCAAACGCTGTCGATCCCGAGGATCTACGCACCCTCATGCTGCGCAGGCTGGTGATCGTGTTTGGAGTGGATTCCGACTATGTAAACTCCCTCATGCCGCTCCTCATCCAGCAGTTCGCGATTGACTACGCTCGAAACGGCAAAACCAAAATGTGTTTTCAAAGCCTCGATGAAAACTTCATTGAGCTCAGCGATCCGAGATTTCACGCCAAGCTGAAAAAAATGCGTCGTGGTCGTGGGAAAGACCCCTATGCCATCCCAGGAGTTTAACATGAGAGAATTCTTGTGCCCCGGATGCAGGCAGATCAAAAAACACCGGGCGAAAAATCTTTGCATTAATTGTTATGACAAACTACCGAGAAAGAAAATAACCTGTCTCGGGTGCGGGAAGGTCCGTGAGCATCGAGCTCGGAGACTTTGCGCGCTTTGCTACGACAAGAAAAAGAAAGGGTTCCCGAAAATGACACACTCGCTCGGATGCGTCCGTGAGGAGCAGGAAAATCAATACGACAGCATGAGGGTCCAGCCCTTGTCACCTACGATGGCTCGACCCGGGACCGAGGAAAAGATTCAAGTGCTGATCGCACGGCACGCCCGCCACGAGCTTCTTTGGCACCCCCACGATTGCCTCATCCCGAGCGAGCGCGGTGAGCTCGGCATGTCGGCTCGCCCAGGGAGGCATCTCCGAGGAGAGAAAACAGTCAAGCGGGCCTCTGGCTGGCACAACAGCCCGGTCGAGAAAATCTTCAGTGTTCCCGATGAGATCGGCCTTGATGCAGACTAGATCCATGAGCATGATCGAGGCGATCACCAACACGCTGGTCGGGTTCGTGATGTCAATCCTCCTGCAATTGATGATGACATCCGCTCTCTCGATCCAGATGAGCCTCGACCAAAATTTAATCATGTCCCTGGTGTTCACGGTCGCCAGCGTGGCGCGGGGTTATCTGGTGCGCCGGATGTTTTTGAAATTGCACGACATTTTTTGATTAAATTTTGTACAGAATCCGTACAGAAAACCGTTTTTAAAATCTTCAAATTACCGCAGAAATCCTCGATTTTTTCAAAATATCTTTTCGCAGAAAATGCGTGCATGAAACGCTATAAACACAGGGTTTTTTGCGGATTCGTTGCAACCGCTTGGGGTGGAAGAGGTCGCAGGTTCAAATCCTGTATCCCCGACTAGACTTACGACGAATCGAGACCCCTCAATTTTCTGTACCGTACAGAAAATCATGGCAGATCGAAAAGGAGATGTTCGTTTTTCATGTATACTGAATCCTTGGGGCAACCATCCTCAAAGGAGATAAGTCGCATGAAGCGCACACCTAAACTCTGTCGGCACAAGGCACGCAACCTCGGGTACTCAACCGACCCGCGCACCGGGCATGTTGTCTATCACGGCCCTTGGGGACTGCGGTCAACCAAGGAAAACTACTCCCGATGGGTGGCGGCATTTGCCTCGGGCCTCGATCCGCTCACTCCCTCCGCAGATCCAATCGTCGCTGATCTCATCAATCAGTTTGCCCGCTGGGCCGACACTTATTATCGCGACCCGGTCACCGGGAAACCCACCAGTCAGATTCATGTCTTGAAATCAGCGCTCCGAGAATTAAAAAATTATCTCACGAAACCGATCAAGGATTTTACCCCGCAGGATCTCATCGCAGTCCGGGCCGAAATGATGGAGCGACCCATCACGGCCCAAAGCAAACGCACAAAACCCAAACCGCTTGCGATCTCCACGGTCAACAGCTCAATATCCAAAATCAAAATGGCATTCAAGCGTGGCGTGGAGTGGGGGCTCGTCCCTGTGGCGGTCTATCATGCGCTTTCTTGCGTCCAGTCCCTCTCCTGGAGAACCGCTCCCACCCTGCGCACCACCGAACCGATCAAGCCGGTTGACCAAAAAGACATTGATGCAATCATCCCCCATCTCAAGCCGATGCACCGGGTCATGGTCAAGCTCCACTGCGCAACCGGCATGAGGCTCACGGAGCTCGTCGGCATGAGGTGGAGCGAGATCGAACAGGTGGATGATGACCTCTGGTGCTATCGCCCAGGGCGACACAAGAACTCCCACCGGAAACAGGACCGGGTCATTTATTTTCATGAAGACTTTATCCAGATGATGCGATCCATCAGGAAACCACTCTGGGACCCCGACCTCGTTTGGTGCAGCAAAGGCAAGGGACGCCATCGAGGCTACACCGGGCAGGCTACCGTGAGCAGCTACCAGAGGGCGATCCAGTGGGGACAGACAAAATACAACCGGACAGCGAAAAAGAAACTGCGCTGGACCCCGCTTCAGATCCGGCATATGGTCGGGACCCGGGTCCGGGAAGCCTACGGACTCGAGGGGAGTCAGGCTGTTTTAGGGCATTCCCGAATTGACAGCACCCAGATCTACGCGGAGCGCCGGGATGACCTCGCCCGCAAACTCGCCCGAAAAGATATTTGAGAGTTTGTTTATTTTTAAAGTTTTTGCTTTTTTTGAAAGATGGAATCATTATGATAATCATTCCGCATGTGTCACTAACCCCAGAAAGGTGATCAGTCATGAGCCAAGTTTTAATGGAAGCAATTCAAGTCGCCGCCAGAGAAGCCGTCGAGCAGTTTTTATGTTTGAAAATTGATCAAGGATTGTCCAGCAGTGTGTTATCCCCAGATAAATTCACTCACCGTAGGAGTTCGCAAATGAAGTGGTTTGATTTTTCAGATGAAGAGTTAAGGATCGTTAACGAGATTGAAAAAAAACCAGGCATGAAACAGTCGGAGATCATTGCGTTTATGTCGGTCGCTGGTTCTGGTCCAGAGGATGCCTCCTGCGAGGCTGGAACCACGAAGGTGCTTCTGGCAAATCTCGTCAAACGCAATGTGCTTACATCAAGCCCATCTCATGGATACAGGCTTACCTACGACAACCCGCCTGGCATCCAATAATCATTTGATAACTCAATCGATTTACCCAAGATCCCGAAAGCAATTTCGGGTTTTTTTATTCTGTCATACTGCTGTACGATTTCTGTATGACAACAGTCGCACCGGATTCATACCGTTGTAGGATTGCAAAAAAAATAAAAAACACAAAGATGATCCCCAGACGATCTGTTTGCCCAAATCGTCGCGGGGCCGGTGCGTTATTCCTTTGAGCATCGGCCTCATTATAAAAACATAGTGGGGAGCTTTGATGGCTGATTATTCTAGTCTGATTCCTGAGAGCGCCGTGTCCCCTAAAGAGCTGGCGCAGTTATGGAACTGCACCGTGTTCCAGGTTTACGGCTGGATCAATTACGGGATCAAGCGCGGTGATAAAAAAATTTTCTTAGAGGCGTGTCGCCTTGGTGGCTCATGGGTTATCGATCCGGTGATCGCTGAAAAATTCATCAGCGAAATGAATCCAGGTCGACATCAACCGAAACCGAAAAAAAACAAAATCATTGAGCAGGAAGCAGTCACAAGGGCGAGCTCCTGGCTCGCACGATAAGTGCCCATCAAACAAAACTATCTCGAATATGTAGCAGATTTACTGTCAAGGATGGCGGACCATGTCCAGAGCGCTGACGCACCTACCACGAAATTCCAGCATCGCATTTACGACGAGCGCACAACTCAGTTGGTCAATCATCTTCTGGAAATTCTGGACGATGCTATTGAAGATCATCCGGGAGCTTGAGGTTACCAAACTTGTCGGGATATCTGGCGGCCGCGTAGGCACGAAGGGCGCGCCACAGGATTACGCCGTGAAGTCTCTCCTCCATCGCTGCGAGACTGTCCAGGAGTTCTTTAGCTTCACTCGGAAGCCGGACAGTCGAGCCGCGGTCGGGTTCTTTTTTCGATTTACTCATGCTGACATTATATCAGACATTCAAGCGCCTTTTGTGTTTTTTGTGATTTTTAATATTTTGTGGTTGACTTGGTTTACAACTGCATACTAATATCACACCCGTCTACAACTGTAGACGATATTGAATTGAAGGAATCACCGGGCGGCGGGTAACACTAGACGCACATGCTTCTGGAGCTCGTTGCTCCGACCGCTGCCCGGAGAATTTACAAGGAGGTTTCGATGCTTTGCATCACCCGAAAACATGGCGAAGTAATCAGATTTTTTGTCGGTCGTGAGGAGTTCACCATCCGCTGCGAGCTTGATGGCAGCACTCGAATGAAATTCGCAATTGACGCCAGTCACAATGTCACGGTCGTCCGCGAGGAAATTCACCAGCGAGAGATGGCATCAACTGCGGGGGTGAAATCATGAGCACCCCGATTCCAAATCACATCCGCGAGGGTATCGAGTCCGCAATCTCAAGAGGTCTGGCTGACGACCTCAAGAGCACTGATTCATTCATCAAAACAAGAAAAGAATTTAGGGACCGCATCCCGCTCTGGATGCACGACTGTTCACGCGATGATTTTAGTTATCACAGCGGGATTGCCAAGGAAAGTTTTAAGCTTCCCGGCGGCGAGATCATCATGGTTTGCCTGCTTGAAAAATCCGACCCGTTTCATGTCACATGGTGGCATCATACCAACGAAAAATATATCAAGGCGGACACCATCGATCATGCGATCTACTGCGCGACTCAGGAGACCGAGGAGCGCATGGTGAAAAAAGCCAGGATGATCCTCGACGCCCAGGAGGAATCAGCATGAAAACCCTTCTCGTTGACGCCCAGATTGCAAACTACAGATCCAAGACCCAGCTCGGGGCAAACTTCCAGGTCTACCTCGAGGACGGGAAATGGTGGATCAAAACGACCCCATCGGTCTGGCCTCCGCGGGAACTTTCATTGCTCGAAATGTGGGGTCTGGTGCGAAACCAAAATGATTACCACCTCACCAACACCGGCCTGCTCATGAAGAACGATGAGCGCTGGCGCTCAATCATGGCCAAGGCTCAGTTTGATGAGATTGATCGCTGGGATGAGACCGGGGCGATTGCCGCGGAGGTTGATGAGACGGTTGGGAAATTGATTGAAGAAATTGAAGGTGCCCATCGATGAATGCCAAGGACTCGGCAAAAAAATATCTTGAACTCGGTCTCAGTGTCCTTGCCATCTCGCCCGATGGCAGCAAGTCACCGGCAAGGGAGGTCGGTCTTTGGCACTCATTCCAGCATGAGTGCGCAAGCCCATCCCAGGTCGAGCAATGGTGGCCGGATAACAGCCTCAACGGCGTGGCGATTGTTGGCGGGGCTGTTTCCGGTGATCTCGCTGTCATCGACATCGAGACCGGCGATGCTTACTCCAAGTTCCGGGATGACTGCCACGGCGAGGGCCTTTTGTTCGCCCTCGATTCATGCCCGATCGTCATCACTCCCAATGGTGGGAGGCACATTTATTGTTTTGGCCAAAACCTCAAAAACCGCAAGCTTGCCAAGAACATCGACGGCAAGACCGTGATCGAGATCAAGGCGGAGGGCGGGTATGTCCTGGCCCCGGGCTCGACCGCGGAGTGCCATCCCACAGGGTTGATCTATCGCTGGGAAAACAATTCCCTCCTGGAACACGAAACACCACCCAAGAAAATAGACCGGGATGAGTTCTCGTTGATGCTGGCAGTCGCCAAGCTCCAGAATGCCCAGAATGTCGTTGAAAAAACTTTCCCGCAGATCGTGACCACGGTCAATTATGACGGCAGGAAACGCCCAGGAGATGACTTTAATGAGCGCGGAGACTGGGAAACCATCCTCACTAACGCTAATTGGCAGATATACAGGCGCCGCGGTGACATGATTTGGTGGCGCAGGCCCGGCAAGGACACGGAGGGATTCAGTGCAACGACCGGCTATTGTAAGAATGAGCGCAGCGGAGATCTGTTCCATGTGTTTTCATCAAACGCATTTCCTTTTCAAATGGACCAGTCTTATTCAAAATTTACGGCATACGCCCTTCTAAATCATGATGGAAATTTTGCCTTGGCAGCAAAGGAACTAGCATTAAACGGCTATGGAGATCCCGATCCAGAAATCAAGTTCCTCCACAAACCCAGGGAACCCATCACCCCAAAGATCTGGACGCCCGAGATCGTGGACCAGGCCTCGGGCAGGGAATATAAATTCGCCCGCGAAATCAAGGCGACCAACCCAAACAAGGAATGGCACTGGCACGGCTACATCTATCCCGGATGCACCACTATGCTATCGGCGCTCTGGAAAGTCGGTAAGACCAGCCTTATCTCGCAGCTCTTGCGCTCTTGGATGCATGAGGAAACATTCCTCGGGCAAAAGATCAGCAAGGCAAGGGCGCTCTATGTCAGCGAGGAGGGCGACGCGACCTGGGAGGAAAGGACGCTGAAATATGGACTGAGGGAGAGCGATCATCATGGATGGTTCCTGCGCCCATTCAGCACCCAGCCGACATTGCAACAGTGGCAGGATTTCATCGGGCTGGCATCCTTCATCATGAACCGTGATGGATTTGATGTCCTGGTCATCGACACACTGTCGAAGATCTGGCCGGTGAAGGACGAGAACTCAGCGGGTGAAGTCGCGCAGGCGATCAACTCGTTTGACATGGTTACCAAGGCCGGGCGTTCCGTCCTTGCGGTGCATCACATGAGAAAGGGAGGAGGTGAAAACTTCACGGCATCGAGGGGATCTGGCGCGGCTTCCGCGGCGTTTGACATCCTGCTGGAGTACAGTCGTGAGGAGGGAGGATTTGGTCCGAAGTCAAAAACGAAACGCGTACTAAACAAGACGGGCCGGTGGAACGAACACGGACCCGAGACGATGGTCATCGACTTTGTCAATGACGAGCTCGTTTCTCTTGGGGATCGGGACGAAGTGGAAAAGGTCATCCGTAGAAAATCAATCTATGAGGTTCTTGATGACTTCCAGTTTTTGTCAGTAGACGAGATCCGGGAGCTTTCCGGGCAACGCAAAGACACGGTGATCAAGCAACTCGAGGACCTGGTCGATGGTGGCGAAGTCGAAACCACCGGCACCGGTTCCCGGGGATCAAAAAAGAAGTTCAGAAGAGTTACGATCAAACAACCTTTACAAAAAGATTTAGGAGAGTTTAATGCCAGTGCTCAAGGTCTCTAGTTCAGATTACACATCAGTGCCAGTCGGCACCTATCGCGCGAGATTGCTCGGGTATAAGGAAATGCCAGCAAGCTCAAAATTCCCGGATTCCGGCCCATCTTTCGTGTGGGAGTTCGAGGTACTTGAGGGAGAGTTCTCCGGGAAAACCGTGTCCAGGTGGACACCCACCAACCTCACGATGGGAAACGGTTTTGGAAAGCTGGTCCGCGAATTACGCGGAGGACCGATCAAGGCCAACGAAGAGATCGACCCGGATCATTTCATCAACAAGCAATACCAGATCACGGTGGGACCAAACGCCGACGGGCAGAAAACCAAGGTCATCATGGTTTCACCCATAAGCAACCTGGCACCCCCAGGAGCTCCAACCGCTGCGCCACCCGGAGCTCCTCCAGCTCCAAAAAAACCAAGTCAACCAGCGCCACCTCCGCCGCCAGCATCCCAGGAGAAAGTATTCTTTTCCCGCGACGGAGTCGAGAAGGCGGAGTTCATGCCATTCGATGAAGCCTACAAGCTGGTTGACAAGCCAGGCTATGAAAAGGCGATGGTCTGGGACCCGAAAAAAGGGATGTATGTTCCAGCCCGGGATTACTTGCTGCCGTTCTAAGTTTGTTCTCTTGAGCGCCTGGCACTGTGCTGGGCGCAATTCTTACTTTGACTGAGGAGATTCGATTAATGACTGTACTATCTAAGAAATTACCCAAGTTTGAAGTTCCAACAATTGAAACACCAACAAAGCTTATTGCTTTGGATATGAAAACAATTCTAGTTAACCTAGAAGGAATCACCCCTTTTATTTGTCATAACTGGGACGAAAAAAACATTAAAAAAATGCAAGAAAAACATGCTGGAACAGCTAGCAAAGGTCGTGAAAAACGAAACCCTATTGCTGAATATGAAGCTGCTTATTACCGACTCCCTGACGGTCGCCCTGGCATGAAACTCATCGCCTTTAAAAATGCCGCTGTTACCTCGGTGACAAGCTTGGGCAAGGAGTTTACCAAGGTTGGAGCTCGTCAGGCATTTTTTATACTGCGTGACAAGGACGGTGGTGAACTGACTCCGATTTATTATCCAGAAGATACACCACCATACATGAGAACAGACACTGTTCCAGTCGGCATGGGTGGAACTGACTTGCGCTATCGCCCAGAGTTTTTGCGCTGGGGTGTCACGCTTGCCATTGAATTTAACTCCCGGGCGATTTCCCAGGACCAACTGGTAAATCTTATAAATCTTGGTGGTTTCTCCGTTGGGGTTGGCGAATGGAGACCTGAGAAAAACGGAGATCATGGGCGCTTTAAGGTAGTCAGCAAATTTTCATGGGAGGGCGCGTGATGTATCAATACAAGCCAGGTAGATCGATACCAGGGAAAAAAGCGGAGGATGTGGGCAATGAACTTGCCCGCATCAACGACAAGCATGGAGAGCTTACACCCGCGCAGATCGTTGAGGAAAGCAAACCAAAAAAGGCACTGCTTCATGATGTCTTTGAGTGGAATGATCAAGTCGCCGCTGAAGAATATCGCATTCATCAAGCGAGATTGGTCGTTAATTGCGTGACTGTCGTGGATGAAAACCTTCCGGAAACAAAACCGGTTCAGGCTTTTGTCTCCATCACCGTGATGAATGAGAACGAGGAAAACGAGCGCCGCTACATTCCAGCGAGGGAAGTCACGAGCAACCCAAAACTTCTTGAGCAGCACTTGGATCACCTAAAGCGCAGGCTTAAAAACATTCGGATCGAGCACGCAGCTTTCACGGAGCTCGCTGAAGTCTGGCATGCGATTGATACCGCTGTCAAGTAACACGGAAGGCAAGGCATGGCGCGGTGCGGCGGGGCTAGGCGAGGCGAGGTCTTGCAGGGCAGGCGAGGCGAGGTCTGGTACGGCCGGGCTGGTTGTGGCGGGGCAGGGCAGGCGTGGCTGGGCGAGGCGCGGCTCGGCAAGTCAGGGCTGGGCAGGCTTGGCAGGGCAGGCGAGGCTCGGTGAGGCGCGGCGCAACGAGGCTTGGCTCGGCATGGTTTGGCAGGCGAGGTGCGGCGTGTCCTGGAATGGTTTGGCAGGGCAAGACTTGGCAGGCAAGGCGGGTCTAGGTTAGGTCTGGTCAGGCTCGGAGAGGTTAGGCATGGCAGGCGAGGCAAGTCGGGTCGGGGCTCGAAAAGGCAAGTCCAGTCGAGGCAGGCTAGGCAAAATAAAAAAGAACCACAGCGCAGGAAGCGACCAGCTCCCGCGCTGTGTTTTTTTTAACAATGGTTAAAACAGGAGGTTTAGATAATGATAAGTCAAAACGGATTCTATTCCGTTCCCACTATAGTAAAGGGAATATGGGAACAGAATCTGTTCCTTAGAAGAAAGACTCTAGAAATCGTCTTTAAAATCATCATCGTGGACATAACTCTAATGTACACGATGATTTATGTATTCTGTTCCCTAGTTCCTCTTACTATGATGGGAACGGAATCGAAATTATGAATTGTCGCGACTGCGGGAGAGCGTGCGGGGTGTCGGGTTATCCGACAGTGGGGGCTCGAGGTGTCTACTGTCGGGGATGCGCCTCGAGACGCTCCGGTCTGACCCGGAAGATCCTGACAAACGCCAAAAGGGCCCATTCCGTTGCCAAAAGCAAAAACGACACCATAGCCCGACTTAGGCTACAAATCGCAAAATACGAAGAGCGTGAGGCCTTGCTGAACGCTGAGATCGACAGACTGGTGGATGGCATCTGCGAGATGTTGGAAGATCAGAAAACCTTAGAACGGGAGATGAGGCGCCATGAGCGAAAAAAACGGAATACTGGATGAGGTCAACAGCACTCTCACGGAGCGCGGGAATGTTTACGGAGATGCCAGCGAGTCGTTTGCCCAGATAGCGGAGATCTGGACCAGCCTGCTCCGCCCGAGACTGGCTCCCAACCGGAGGCTTACCCCGAGCGATGTGGGGCTTCTGATGGCGGCGCTTAAAATCGTTCGTGAGGCAAACATGCACAAGCGGGACAACCTCATTGACGCTGTCGGTTATTTGACGATCGTGTCCAGGATAAATGAATGAGCCTGATCAAAACCATCACGGAATATTTTGCGGGAATGCCAAGGCGCTCGTCCCGGTGGCCAGCGTTGCGAGCCGCACACCTCAAAGATAATCCGAGGTGCATTTGCTGCGGTAGTAAAACCAATCTTGAGGTGCATCACATCCTCCCTTTTCACTTGTACCCAGACCAGGAGCTTGCCGGTGGCAACCTTGTCACGCTTTGCGAAGCGGGTGGCAACTGTCATTTTTTGATCGGTCATCTCAAGGATTGGAAAAGTTATAATCTCGATGTCAGGAAAGACGCGGAGGTCTTACGAAAGAAAATACAGGCGAGACCGTGAGGATCGAGCTACCGATCCCACCTTCAACTAATCAACTCTTTCGCGCTCGACAGCGTGGTCGACGCGGACACTTTTATAAATCTCGAGTTTACACGGATTGGATCAGGGAAGTCTCGCTCACTGTGCCCAGGGGAAAACCCATCGAGGGTCTGGCTGAGATAGCGATCGAGATCCACGGTGGCACAGGCTGGACACATCGCCGAGATTTAGACAACACGAACAAGGCGGTGATTGATCTCTTAAAAAACAAAGGTTACATCCACGACGACAACACGAAGCATGTGCGCAAGATAACCACCTCCTATCATGCGCCGAGCCTCAAGAATGCCCGAGCAATTTGCGTGGTTTACATATCGCATTTAAAATTTTAAATAGTTTTTTTAGGAGAACGCTTTTGGCGAAACCAAAACAGCGTTGGTCCTTCAGAAAAATCAACGAGCGAGTCTATGAATTGCGGGCAATGTTTAAATTTGCAAACACCCGCTTTCGTTTTTTGGCGCTCACTGATCTTCACTGGGACTCAGCGCACTGTGACCGAAGCTTCTTGAAAAAGCACCTTGATTACGCACTAGCAGAGAATGCGCCGGTGATTATCGTCGGGGATTTATTTGATGTGATGCAAGGTCGATTCGATCCAAGGGCCGACCCTGAGACGCTGCGGCCCGAGCATCGTGGATCTAATTATTTTGATCTCATCAGCGCAACCGCTCTTGAGTGGTTTGCCCCTTATGCCGCGATCCTCTGCCTCATCACGCCCGGCAATCATGAGGCGAGCATACTTAAACGAAACGAGGTTGACCTCATCGATAGACTGACTCATGGCCTGCGCACCCAGTACGGCTCGCCGGTTCTCTACGGTGAGGATTGGTGTTACCTACTGCAAAAGAACAACCGTTCCACAGGCGGCATCGGAAACACCAAAACCAAGAAGGTGTTTCTTCATCACGGCTATGGTGGCGGCGGTGAATCCTCCCGTGGCATCAACCAACACCAGGCTACGAGATCGCAATGGCAAGCTGATGTTTTCATCAGCGGTCACATTCATCGGCGCAACACCGATCACAACATGATTACCAGCGTAACTGGAAAAGGAAAGATCGAGACGAGTGACCAGTGGTTTGTTCGGTGCGGGAGTTACAAGCAGGAGCTTGATTGCGGCTGGCACATCTCCCGAGGTGCGGCAGCTCGCCCTCTTGGAGGATGGTGGATTACCACCGAGATGAACCGGAGTCACCAAGATACTAATTATATCATGTTTCCGGAGCAACCATGAGATCGCACAAACCTCCGCGACATGAAGTGCGGTTCCACAACGCTCCTGGATGCCAGCCTCCGAGGCTATCACCATCAAGGCGAGGTTACGGTCACACATGGCGCAAGCTGCGCCAGATTGCGCTATCACGGTCTCCGCTTTGCGTGCGCTGTAACGCACCGGCAACCGATGTCGATCACATCCTAGCTAAATCGCATGGTGGGACCGACAGCTTGGAAAACCTGCAGACGCTCTGCCACCGCTGTCATGCGCTGAAAACCTGGCACGAGGACAAAGTGGGAGCGGCAGACCGGTCAAGCTGGAGAACGGCGGGCCGGGACGAAAAAAAAGGGTAGGGGGGGGCGATTTTGTTCTACTAGGGGTCAAAGTACA